TCATGCGCTACAATCTTGGTATGAACTTAGAATGGATTGAATGCAATATACTAAACGGTTAATACTAAACAAATATGAGTTAGTAATCGCATATAGTATCAAATGGAAATCATACCCAGGCAATGATGGTAAATATTATGAGAGTGAAGAAGTAAAGTATATTAAGTTTGAATTGGCAAATAGAATGATAAAGGCTGAATCTGAAGACAACTACCGAGGCTTTACATTATTCGGACTTGATGTTGGTATAGGGCACAAGAAACGGACCGAACAGATTATTTGATTTGTGTCAATTTTATTTCAACCATCCAGTAATCTACATAATGAATGAGCAACAAAACATATCGTTCAATATTCATATCCGATGTGCATCTCGGGACAAACGAATGTCAGGCCGAGAAGTTAAATAATTTTCTCAAGAATAATTCATGCGATACATTATATCTAATCGGTGATATAATAGATGCATGGAGAATACAACAAAACAAATGGCGTTGGAAGCAATCACACACTAACGTGGTACGTAGAGTGTTGGGTCATGCAAAAAGAGGAACTCGGGTACTGTACATAGCAGGCAATCACGATGAATTCCTTAGACCAATGATACCATACAATTTCAGTTTCGGTCTAATAGAAATACACAATCAAATGGAACACATCGGTGCAGATGGCAAACACTATCTTGTTACGCACGGAGATTTATTTGATGGTATTACAAGACTTGCACCATGGTTAGCATTTTTAGGAGATAAAGCATATGATGTGGTTCTATCACTCAATAGTAAACTTAATTGGTTATTGCATCGCTTTGGTTTTAGGTACTTTAGTCTTAGCCAGTATCTCAAAGGAAGAGTAAAGAAAGCGGTAGATTTTATATTCCAGTTTGAAAAGAACTTAGCCGCATACTGTAAGAAACGTGGCTTTGATGGTGTTATCTGTGGGCATATCCATCATGCAGAGATAAAAGAAATAGATGGCGTTACATACATGAATGATGGTGATTGGGTTGAATCATGTACAGCATTGGTTGAACATCATAATGGTCGTTGGGAAATAATTACATGGACCAAGGAGAAAGACGATGTGGTTACTGATACTGTTAGCGATCCACACGAATAATCCAAGCGACCAGCCTGGGCGCATAGAAATGCTATTTGATGATAAGCAAACCTGTGAAAAGGTTTTGGCTACAATGAAATATGAATTGAAGTTTAAAAGTTTTAAGGTAACAGGGCAATGTCAAAAACTATCCTCATCATCACCGACAACCTAGATGACCAAATCAACGGTGTCGTTACAACCTACAAGAATATTGAGGCACATGCGATTCTGGATGGTTATAACTTTGTTTATCTCAATCCCGGGGACTTCCGCTATGTTAATTGCCCTGGCTACAACGAGGTCAAGATTGCCTATCCGAAAGCCTTGGGCAAGAAGATTAAGGAGATATGTCCATCTCATATCCATATTGCCACAGAGGGTCCTCTTGGTCTGTGTGCTAGACAATATCTTGACAAACGTGGCTATCGGTATAATACTGCTTATCACACTAAATTTCCTGAGGGCATAAAAAAACTCACTGGTGTGCCTGAGTTTATCACATGGGCTTATGTCCGTTGGTTTCATAAGCATTCGGGTAAAGTATTGACAACAACCGACACAATGGTCAATGATTTACTTGACCATGGATTTCAATCAAATATTATACCATGGACCCGTGGTGTTGATAGAGAGATATTTCATTCAAGTTATCCAAAGATGTATGAAGACGATAAGCCTTTATTGGTGTGTGTATCCCGTGTGAGTAAAGAAAAGAACCTAGAAGATTTTTTTAATTTGGATTATCCAAATGCACGGAAGGTCATGGTCGGTGATGGACCAATGAAAGCGGAATATGAAAAGAAATATCCAGATGTAATCTTTACTGGATTCAAAACAGGCCGTGATTTGGCTATATGGTATGCAAATGCAGATGTATTTGTATTTCCAAGTCGGTGGGAAACATTTGGATTGGTAATGGTTGAAGCGATGGCTTGTGGCACACCGGTGGCTGCATATCCTGTTGCTGGTCCTTTGGATGTGGTAGATATCGGAAAGACTGGATATCTATCTGGTAATCTTTCCGAATCGGTTGAAAAGTGTTTGACATTAAATCGGAATGATGTTACAATTCATTCAATGAAATGGTCATGGGAAAACACATGGACTATTTTTAGGGATAATCTAATTGAAATGAGATAGTATGTTTATATTTGATGTTGAAACGCTCGGTAAAGATTCCGATGCAGTGATTTTGTCTATGGCCGCAATCTATTTTGATCCCGATAAAGAGCCGAGCCACACACAGTTGCGAGAGTCCGCATTCTTTGCCAAATTCAAGGCCGAGCAACAAATCAAAGAATTCAATCGGAGAGTGGACAAAGGTACCGTTGAATGGTGGTCCAAACAATGCGAGAACGCACGGAACAAATCATTTAAGCCACATGTAAATGATGTGCCATTTGAATTGGGTCATGGTGCAATGAGCCAATGGGCCAAATCAAAGAGTGATAATGATTGTTGGGTATGGGCCCGTGGTAATTTGGATCAGATGGTACTGAGCCATATTGAGGATCAAATGGGCCTTGAGAATATCTGGTCGTATGCTAGATGGCGTGATGTAAGAACTGCGGTAGATTTTCTATATGGTACCAAGAATGGATACGTTGAAGTGGACACACCAGGCTGGATAGAAGCCTTTGATTCAAAGCTACATATTACAAAGCACAATCCAGTGGATGATTGTGTATTTGATGCGATGCAATTAATGTATGGAAAGAAGAATCAATGAAACAATTTATTATTACAGGCACTCATTCCGAATTTGAATTTTTTGTAAAAAGTAAATTGAAAGCATTTCCGGTGTTATATGAAAGAAAAGATTTTATTTACGTACCAGGTCCTGATACGTTTTTTGGTCATGAGGAAGTGGGAGGCTGGTTCTATGGCTCCTGGCGTGAGAGAAAAGATATCCTTCAAATACTGGATATCCTATCAATAAAAGCAAAGATGCCATACATGGTTACATTAAAAAACATTTTTATAGAATACGGATTACAATACCCATGAAAATATCACCAGTCCAACAGAGAATAGATCAACAACGGATCAGACACCAACAAGACAAGATTCGAAATGAGCACCAAGAGTATATTAGAAAAGCAAATCAAAAGAGAACCGAGCATCCAAACAAAGGTAAAAGGATAGACGTTTATGTATAATAATGATATTGATGAATATGTGAAAGAACTAGAGCAAGAAATAATCCGCCTTAAGGAGATTATAGAGGGCCTGACAAATACCGAGGAGTTAAATCCTCAAGCGGTATTTGCATTCCCTAGCCCACCAAGGATTGATAGATGAAAAAGTGGCAAGAAAAAGAATACTCTCAATGGGTATATTATGATGATATTGATGGTAAAATCATAGGCGCATCCTACAAGGTCGGCACTCAGAACAGTATATGGGGAGCCAAGATATACAAAGAAACCGAGTATATTCTAGGTACCTTTATTGATTCAGATTATGCTAGGAGAGCGGTAGAAATCTATTGGGACGTTGAAAGCAGGACATTATTAAATGAGTAAGATAGCCTTAAACAAAAGCGATATAGAAGAAATCACCAAAGTATTAAATGCCCATGAAATACAATATTTCAATCTGGTATATAAACAAAATTCTATTGGATATTGTATTGACTTGGAGTATAATACCGCAATCAATGGTACAATGTGCAAAGTGGTAGTGCCAGTCGTGGGAGTAGAAGAATGGTAAATCCTATCACAGTATTAATAATCGCATTATATAATCTATGCCTATTTGCGGGAACAGCGTATCTTATCATAGAATACGATTGGTCAGCATGGTGGTTCCTATTGACTGTGGGGATAATGAGTATGTACAGAAGCGAAAAGAAAGATGAATAAATTTTATGTTTACATGTACCTAAGAGAGGACGGTACGCCATATTATGTGGGTAAAGGAAAAGGTAAGAGAGCGTATAGTGTAGCAAGAACTATACCAAAACCTTCTAAAGATAGAATAGTATTTCCTTACACCAATTTGACGGAAGAAGAATCCTTTCAACGGGAAAAAGAATTAATAGCTGAATATGGTAGAAAAGATAATGGCACTGGAATATTAAGAAATCTCACAGATGGTGGTGAAGGAGCATCTGGAGTATTAGTATCCGAAGAAACAAGAAAAAAAATATCACTTGCTGGAAAAAATCCATCGGCCGAGACAATAGAAAAAAGAAAACGAGCCTTTGCTGGATATAAACATTCTCCTGAATCTAGGGCCAAAATTACAGAAGGTCAGTTAAAACGATTTAGTATTAATCCATTTCCAGATGAAACGAAAAAGAAAATAAGCCAAACTAGTAAAGGAAGAAAAAAATCACCTGAGACAAAGGCGAGAATGTCTCAATCAAGAATGGGAATGAAAATATCAGAAGAAGGAAGAAAGAAAATAAGCCAAAGTTTAATGGGAAGAAAATTATCACAAGAACATAAAGAAAAGTTAAGTAAATCTCATTTAGGCAAACTAATCGGTTATAAACATTCTTCCGAGACTAGAGCCAAAATAAGCCAAGCGGGGTTGGGAAGAAAACAATCACCCGAACATGTGGAAAAAAATAGAAAGAAATCGTTAGGCAGAAAACATACTCCCGAGACTAGAGCCAAAATGAGCCAATCACACAAAAAAAGATTGAATAAACAGTCCACTGGATTAGCTAATTTCCTGAGCGATTAACGCACCGCAACCGAACTAGCGAGAAATGCCAGCTATAAAGACA